CGTTTCTAGATGGTCTGTAATAATGTTGCCTAATCTTGTTGTGTTGTAAGCTATGTTTAGTATACCACATGCTTCTTTCTTGGTGATTGGCTTACTACCATCAGTAGGGTTTAATAACTCAATTACCTTGGTTATATTTGCTTGTGTAAGATTTTCGTGTTTCTTTGTTCTCAATTTCTACCCCTAGTAAAATTATTGCATAATGTAAAATCTTGAGTAAATCATCAAGATTTCGTCCTTCTTTCTTTCCAAATCTCTGAGCATACTTAATTATATTTCCTAGACAGAAGCCATCTCCATGTCCTGCATCAAATATAAACTCAGTTGATTGTATTTTATTCATACTATAGTGTTTTCCATATGTGGAATCAATATAGTCAGAAAGCAACTTTATTGCTTCCTTTTCGTTAAATCTGTTATCTGTATAATCAGTCATCTGATACTACCATAAATAAGTTCATAATTAGTCTTGCGTTTTTCTTTTTAGTACCAAAACCACTTTTCATCGGAGCGTGCCAATAGTTTGCTGGATACAATACTAATCTATTATATCTATTATCTACTATTGTATGCGCACTCTCATATATGTTATCTAGCATTTCTTTTGATGATGATAACAATTTTACTTCTTGTGAGTATATTTCGTTATCAACTTCAAATAATGCTGTTCCAGAGTGTTTAGGAGGGTTGGGAGTTAAGTATAATACACCTGCCCATGCTTTTCCTCCAATTGCTTCTTGTTGTTTTTGTACTCTGTTAGCAACATCATGGTGTACCCAGTTGAGTTTTTCTGAGCCGTTAAACCCCATAGTAAAAGCATGACTTCCTGATGTAGTACTAGAAACCCATACTTTTTTGTTTATTGCTTTTTCAACTAGATTTATTACTCTAATTCTAAGCTCTTGGTCTTGTGTAGAATATTTAGTACGCATCCCTGGATAACTTACTTTTTTAATATTTCCCCAAAAGAATAATCTATCAAGTGCATTAGCACGCACTTCATCAGGATTAGGTAGAAAATTGTCTATTATTGTAATCATTTAGATAGTTCATCTAATACATCTATCCCGCCATCAATTTTGGCAAGATATTCTTTCTTATCATCTAACTGACCTTGTAATAAACTTATTTCTGCTACTAAAGACTCTCTTTGTTTATTTAGATTTTGTCTAATCATCTCTCTATGAGATAATGTTGTCACAGGCTCTTTGTTTATTCCAAAGAGTTCATTAATGTCTTTGTCCATGCATCCGTACTCCATTTAATAATTTATACTCATCCCCATTACTTTTTCTAACTACTATAGGTCTTTTACTAAAGTAAAGATTATTTAATCTTTTTTGTATTGCTTTATGTAGTTCTTCTTCTGTTATGTCTTTTGGGAATACCATAGACATACCATTGACTTCGTACTTAACTAGTTCTGTCATTTTGCTGTAATCCTTTCGTCATACCATGCTAGACCTTCATCCCACCAATGGGGCTTGTCTCGGTGTGACCACTTGGCAAATGTTGCCTTGTCTGTGTGATAATAAAGTCGATAACTGCCCACCACGTCACTCTCATCTTTGAGGTCGTCTGGCATAGCCATACCAAATGGAGTCTGTCCTAGACGCTCCATATTCTTTGGCTCAGGCAGTTTGTTTACTACTTCTGCTATCGACTTATGTTGCTTACCATAACGATAATGATACTCGTCATTCAATGCATTTGCATAACAATGAGTCCATTCAAAGTTGTCAAGAGATGACCTCGTCCATATCGTACAAGGATGGTTGTACATCATTGGTAAGTATGGGGTCAATGGTCTTTCTTCCATTGGTAAGTCTTTAATTTTTGCCTTCTCCTCATTGAGGATTTTACTTTCTTCTTTGTTCAAGGCACGAGGAACAAAGCCAAGTACATGGTCTACCCAGATAGCTGTGCACAAAAGCTGTGCTGCTTCGAGTGGCATCTTCACTATGTGTTTATCCACATGGTATTCAGCACACTTGTCCATATCTTCATCTAGATAAAATAAGTTCATATTATATCCAGCACTTGTATTCTTTACACTCGCCAGTCAATGGGTCTACAGATTTACCGCAGACTTCACACGCTCCAATATGCCATGTTTCAAATGACTGTGTTTCAGAGTTCCACATCTGACAAGTTTTGTGTTCTTGTTGTTCGTTATTTTTCATATGTATATTATACTAAAAATTATAGATGATGTCAAGAACTATTTTTCTGACTTATGGCAGTATGGACATTTCTGCCCAAAGACAACGAAAACAATTTGCTTCCTAACTTTGCAGAAGTGTTTCCACATAGTTTCGCCTTTGAGCAGATACATCACTATTTTCCAAATGCTCTGCCTGCTTCGCTTATACCAAATGCTCCAAGTGTCACTACAACTAATGAGGTATAGATTGTGTCAGAAAACAACAAATCTTGTCCCATAAATGCAGTAATTAAATCACAAGTAGCAAAAATTATCATGAAGCCGAAAGAGATAAAACCAATAATGGCTTTTTCATTTACATCATTATCATCTAGAAACAAATCCAAGAACTTCCGTTTAGGTGGTGCAAGCCTTTTCTTTGCAGCTTCGGCTTCCATCTTCATTTCTTTGATAGTATCTTCAGACTTATCTAGCTTCTCAATGAGAGCCATATACTTATCTAAATCTATCTCAACTTCGTTTCGTGAATTATCACTTCCTTCTGCCATAGTATCTCCTACGGTCTCCAGTCTAGCCACTCCTCTCTTTTCTTATGGAACCCATCAGGTTCATGAAAGTGAAAGGATATGGATATCCTTGGACTTAGAGTTTCTGTGTTATGATACATACCTTTTGGTATATAAAGTAAGTCGCCTGGACTTAACACAAAACTCTCTCTTAGAGTAAACTCCCCTTTATGAGGACTCCACTCATTATACATATTCCACTTAACTTGTCCTTCTACATGAAGTAGAAAGTTATCAGTTGAATCTGCATGAATTGTAAATACGTCTGCATCTTTTTTCCCTGAACAGTACAAGTTTGCCTGTCCTCTACCATAAACTTTTTCAAACTCCTCACACTGATTCCACATTTCTTTGTTTAAAAACTCGCTGAGAGCTAGAATGAAGGAGTGCCCATTTTTCCAAGCTAGATATCCACTTCTTGCTTGATATTTTGGGTCTTCTGTTTTACTGTATATATACTTAGGTGCGTCTTTTTTCTTACACCATTTGCCTTTGTCTTCTACTACTTGTAGTTGTGGCATCCTATCATGTCCACCAATTCCCCAACTATTACAATACTCATCAAACTGTTTCCAATCAAATAGATAATCAAATATAGGTCTTTCCGAGCGAATAGTAAAATGTTTCTTACCTTTGTATTCTTTTAAAAACTGTTCTCTCGTTAGTGGGCTAATAATCTCATCGAAGGTCATAATTCGGTTTCTCCATCATTTTTACTTTCTTAACATAATCCCAATAAATCTCCATTAGGTCTTGTCTGGGATGTGTGGAATACCCCCAACTTGTGTAGCGAGGATGCCAAGGTTGTGTACTTAATCCAGTCAAATGTAGTTGCCATATATCATCTTTTGGTCTTTGTGGTCTTTTTGCTACACTCTCATTATCTTTTATCCAAAAATAATCTTTATTGAAATGTCCTTGTGGTAGTTCTTTATAGTCTGTGACTTGTCCATCGTAAGAGTTCCATCTTGAATCTAAAGTATGGTATAAGTTTTTCTTTGCCCACTCTTTATCAGGAGAGTTAGCGTGTACTTGCATCCAGTGTTTTTTATAACTACCTTCCCAATTTTTCATTTTATCTATTGGGTCTACAAAATCTTTCATCTTTTCACAATCAAACAGAAGTACACTATCTGCCCACCAACCATCATCTCTATTTACTGTATTGTCACATAGAAAGTCCCATGCACTTGCCATAGGTTTACCTTCGAGGTCAGTTTCCCACAAGTCTTTAATATCTCTAAAATTAATCATATCTACATCTGTATAGATTGCTCTACCTTTAAAGTTGCATAGCTCTGGTACTGCGTATCGAAAACTAGTAAAAGGTGTCCCCCAATTATTTCGAGTCCACCCCATCTTCTTTGGTCGCATGAAAGTTATGTCCAACTCTGCATCAGTATTCTTAAATAGAGAGAATAGATATACTTGTTCTATTATCTTATCTTGTGAATCGCTAGTCCCAATAAATATTTTAATTGCCGTATTCGACATAAGCTACTAACCCTCCTATTGATTCTGGTATATAAATATGCGACCATTTATTAGAAAATGATTTTTGATGATTTAATTCTAACTTGAGTCTTGTCCACTCTCTTGAATCCCAAGCAAAGGTGTCTAAGTCCTCCACACCCGCTGCTCTTTGTAATGTCCAATGGTTTTCTGTTTCTTTTACAATTATATTTCCTTTACCTTTTAACTGAATATACGAAGCATTTACTCCTGTTTTCGGTATATGAAAGGTTTTAGAAGAACATTTAATTATTTTAAAACAGTTAATAAAAGGACAGTCTGGAAACTTACTGTTAGCGTGTAGCCACTCAAATATACTATCTCTTTCTTCTCTCCATACAGGAAAAGAATCATTATATACCCATGTAGCTCTATTATACAATACCCAAGCCTCTGCCTTCATAAAGTCAGTATCTCTTACAGGATTGTAGTATGCTTGTAGATGTTTTATTAACTTATTTAAACTTTCAGGTTGTTCAATAACCACTTGATTCTCCTCGTATAAATACTACTACCACATCTCTTGCTCCAGAGACTAGTGGTGTAGATTCGTGTTCGTGTATTGATGTAAACATAGTAATACTTCCACACTTTTTAATTGTATCAAAGTTGTGTCTAAACTTTTCCCTGTGTTTAATCCATCTAGGAGGATTACTACTATCCATATAAACGTCTGGATGAGTAAAAGTTTCTGCTACCTTTAAATCTCCTCCCTCATATTGTGAAGGATGAGTTAATTGTATACTACAACTTATTTTTCTAACTGATTCTTTGTTTAGGAAATTAGACAGACAAGGTCTATGGTCACGATGTGCGGTAAAGAACATACCTTTTTTATCGTATCTTACCCAATTAATTTCGTGTTGATTACGATTTGGGTATAAATGTAAATTATATGACTTTTTATTGTATAATGATACTGCATCATACAGTCTATCATAAAATGGAAAGAGTATTTGATTGAGTTTCTTACTATATCTAACAGACAGGTCTCCTTGAGACCACTTAGTACCTGCCATTTTCCATTCTCTATTAGAGTTTAGTTTTTTAACTTGATTTACTTCTTCTTCAGACAAAAAATCAGGTATATGACCAACTATGTCAGAGTTTCGTACGCTCAATTGCAGCTGTAAGTTTTTCAATTTTTTCCTCTAAAATAACTACTCTATCTTCTAATTCTTCTAACCAATCTTCGTTTTCTTCAAATCTTGCTTGTGCTGGTTCATTCTTATCAAACCAATCTGAGTGTTTTTGCATAGCACTTTTCCAAGATAGCAATCTAAATAGATTAGAAAACTTAGTCATTATGTGATTGGATTATCTCTAATGCTTGTTGAAACTCTTTCCCATACTTCGGTTGAATACTCATGTCAAGCACTAAACAAGGTTGGTCTCCTGTATTTTTAACAGCAACCATTGTACTTTCGTCCATAAGTCCTGCTATACAAGTCCAAGACTTTTGTCCTGCTGGATATTGTTTGTGTTTAATTTGTTGAATATGATGTCCTTTGTTCCAAAGAAACGAACCATTACCACTATTCCAAATAAATCTTATAGATAGTCTAGGCTCTCCAACTGAATTATGCCAACCTAAGTTTCCCCACTCTGCTGGTAATATGTGGCAAGACTTCCATTCAAATAGTTTACCTACTTCCACTTTAAATGAATCTAGTACTAAGTTGCTGGTGTTAAACCACTCGGTAGTCATATATCTTCCAGCGTAGTCTACTCCATTAGTTTCTCCCACTCCACTATGATTTTCATCGTTCATAGCATTTAACAGACCTCTTAAATCTGCTCTTGGAATTGGGTTTTTCTTAAATGTGTGAGGTAATCTAAACATTGCCTCTGCCATAACATCTATTTTAGCTAATACGCCCTTATTTCTTATCTGTATTTCCTTGTGATACATTCTCTGTTGTTACCTTGCGATAGTAAATTACTACCTCTTTGAGTTCACGAATATATCGTTTTAACTCTTGCGTGTTATATGCCATTAATTCATAGTCTGGCACACTCATGGCAAAGAAAACTACTTGCCCCTGTTCTTTTTTTACTCTTTCTAAAAACTCGTCTAAGTTTTTATCACTGACTACATACCAATGAGGCTCTTTCAAGTCTATTTCTCTTGGTAGTACGGGCTGTGCTATCTGCCTTTCTATTGGTTTAGCACTAACCTCTAATGTCTTGGTTGGTAGTAGGCTGCACGACGATACCATCATCAGCAGCGTCAATATCCCGACTGTCTTGTTCGATTCCATCAAATACCTCTTTTGTTGCTTTATTTGCTCTAGTCTCTATGAGTCCAGGCTTTGCTGCGGCTAACTTAGTTAAGTTATGCCTTTTAAATATATCAAGATAGCGATTCATTTCTTTCTGTGCTTCTTGACTTTTTTGTTGTAATTCTGTTAATGACTTTGTTTGTAGTGCAAAGTCGTTTTGTAAAGTGCTAATTGCTTCTTCTTGCATTTGTACTGCACTTTCTAGTTTAATGTTGTTTGCTTTTAGTGTCTGGTTCTCACTCCATAAGAAATAACTTCCTAGACCTAATACTAAAATGATTGCTAAAAAGAACTGTTGCATTATAACTCCTCTATCTTATAGTTTAATCCTTCTGCTCCTCGGATTTCTACTACTTCTTTGTCCTCAGTTTGGAAACTAAGGAACTTGTCTTGTTTTTTGAAAAACTTGCGAACTATATAAGTTGCATCATCAGCGTCACCGTATGTGCTATTATAACTAACAGTTAGCTTATATCTTGTCGAGAAGAAACTAAGTATTTTTAACCAAATCTCTTTTAGTTCCATTTCTTATTTTGAAACATATTACCCTCTGCTTCCCTACGGCGTTTGAGTCCTTCTAAAACTTTTCCACCTGCTTTGTTCCATCTTGCCATTTGCGCTGGAATACCCTCATAATCGCCTGCATTTAGTACTTTTAACATAGTTGAGGCATTTAGATTACCATTGCCTAGATTGAATGTCCAACTGACTAATGCGTCAAATTGGTACTGTTTTAATGGTACTTCGACAGCTGCTCTAACATAGTCTTCGTACTCTATAATTTCTTCTACTAGCAAATTATCTGCTTCTTCTTGTGTAATAACTTTGCCTTCTACAGCAGTTTTTATATGACCATATCCTATAGTCCATACACCTGCAGCACATTTATATGCTTCAAGTTCACACCCTTCAAAGTGTTTAATTAATTCTAATCCATTTTCTGATATTTTCATTTGCTTCTCCAAGCAGGGGAGAGACCGAAGCCTCTCCCACATCGTTGACATTCTATACAAGATAGGATAAGTTTATAGTTATGACACTGGCACCAAAACTGATTAAACAGATTTGGCTTACAGTTTCACAGAACTCTCCATTCTCACATATTGTATCACGAACTTTGATAGCGATTGCTTTCATTTTAGTTTATCTCCAAGACTTTCCTCTTAGAATCTGGAGTTCGTGATAAGTGGATTGTCAGTAATCCGTCTTGTAGATTTATTTTATCTACTAATAGGTCGGCGTTCAGAATAAATCTTCGTTCAAAAGATTTTAGACTAAGACCTTGATGAACGAACTGCTCATCATCACCTAGTTTGTGTTCCTTTTTACCCTTGATTTGAAGTTCTTTGTTATCAAAAACAATCTCCAATTCATCTTTCTTCCAACCGGGCACTGCGATTTCTATACGATAATCGTTGTTCCCTGCTATTAAGTTATATCTAGGATAGCTACTCTCCGTATAAGACGGGAGGTTAGGCATATCCAATCCAAGCCAAAACTTACTTAAATCTATACTCATTTTTTATCTCCATAATTCCTTTTCAGTAAATATTCACATCTCCTTTCGGTAGACGCACCAATACGTAAGTGAAACCTATCACTTACAAAATAATTATATCAAAAATTAACCTTGATGTCAAGAACTATTTTTCATCATCAAAAGACAGAAGTCCTTTTTCCTCTAAAAAATCAATTGTTCCTCTTATGCCAATCTGTTTTCCAAAGTAGTATGCACCTACTGTAAACCAAATTAACACTATTATATTGCTTATATCATTATTCATAGATAATATTATAACAACTTTGTGGGCTTGAGTCAAGACAAATATTTAACATATCTTAAAATAGTTCTTGACATTTGTTTCTAATTTTAGTATAATATATTTATAAATAAAAGGAGATAGAATGAGTAATACTACTACATTGCGTCAAACACATTCTGATTTCGGTGGAGGTCAAACCATCTTTAGTAAAGGTGCAAGAGACATAGAAGCGAATCTGAATAGTGTAGTTCCACTCGTAATGGAACAATTAAAAGAGGACTACCCTCATTACACAATAGAACATCATAAAAATATTCGTAAGGATAGCAGTTTCTATGATTTAATGGGATATGAACTTCACAACCCCAATGCTAACATCAAACCTGATGGTGGCATGATTACAATAAATGGTTATCCTGTGTTCTTTGGCGAAGTCAAAAATCAGGGTACGAATCACCTAAGAAAACGAGAAGGATTACCTAGACAAAGTATGGGTAATGGCATTGAGCGTATCTACAAAAACATTGTAGAGATTTCACACATTATGAAAAACTACAACTGTGTGCCTTATGTTATCTTTGTGCAAGGTTCTGACTTTCATCAAGGCAGTTCAATCATTGATAGACTTTCAATGCTCTCGCCTTTCAATACACTTAAAAAAACAGAAACAAGTGTGTTTATTAAAATTAACGATAACTGGGATGATGAACCAAAGACATTCTCTGCTGCAGAAATGTATGATATTACATTACAAAGATGTAAAGAGAGTCTTTCACATTACAAAGCGAGGTCACTGAATGTCTAATTGGACACAAGAGCAAAAGGACTTTCTTAAAAGGCACTACGGAAGTTTGCCTATTGAAGAACTTGCAAAGAAACTTGACAAGAGTGAAACAGCTATCTATTCAAAAGTATACTACTTGAGAAGGCGTGGTTGGACATTTGGAGGTGACAATGCCAAGCGTTAATCTAAAAGGAATGAGCTTTGAAAAAGGACTAAGGATTTTTCGTAAGAAAGTAATGAACGCTGGTATCAAAGAGGAAGTGAGAGAACGTAAGTACTACACTAAACCTAATGATACTAGAAATCAAAAGAATAATTATAGGAAGCGAACACGAGAACTCGAGAAGCGAAAGTTATTTGAACTCGAAAGAAGAAGAAGAATCACATCAAATCGTAGATAATAGTCAAAGATAGTCGAGGTAAAGCATATCATACTTCGACTATCTCTCCAACAGAAAAATATTTTTTCGATACTAAAACTCATACCAATCCAATCAAACATACCCCTTCGAAAAACACTTCTTGATTTCTGTTGAAAAGTATGATAAAATAAATACATAATTTGATATACAGTCAATACAAACTACCAATTACACTCGTTAGTCCTAACTGATGAATGATGCTTGAGTGAAGCGTAAGCGAGAACGAAAGCAGAACATCTAATCTAGGACAATGATAGAGTGTAGATTGTATAATCAATATCAACAAGATACAACCAAGTATCGCTAAAGTCAACATCAACGACTTTACTAAAACCCACATTAACCACTAATTACTACAAAACTCACTGAACTAAG